CATCGTGACCGCAGGCATTGGCTACCTGCCAACGTGGGATGGTTCATTGACAGCACCTAAAGTGTTGTTGTACCGTCAGACCGCAGCAACCAGCGCGTTCATCCAAGTGCCATCAACAACCGATATGTCAGCAACGACAGTACGTTTCATGGCTGTCGGCGCATAACCAAAACCCCCAACAAACGAACGAGCCAGCCACTATCGACGGTGGCTGGCTTTTTCGTCTATAATTTCAACATCATCACGAAAGGTTCATCATGGCCACCTACACAGGTTCGGAAGCAATAACGGTTACCCTTGTTGCTTCCCAAGTTGACACAATTACTTTGACCGGGGCTGGAACCGAACTACGCATTTCGCAAACGTCAACAACTCCGATCTATATTATTACGGCTCAACCAGGTCAGACCCCTGCTACACCTACTGTTGCTGGGGCTGGCACTACCGCCATTATGACCAACTATCCAGTTGTTTTACCGTGGACAGGAAGCGGTATTGTTATCAAAGTTATTTCCGCTGGTACGGGAACAGTTAACTTCACTTTGACTAATTCAAAGTTTGCGCCTTTAGGTGATCTTTCATTGAAAGCAGATTTGATTACCCCTACTTTTACAGGTATCCCTGCCGCGCCGACCGCAACAGCAGGCACTTCTACAACTCAACTTGCGACAACTGAGTTTGTTACAACAGCTGACCAGTTAATGGGGACATACACTAGTTATACGCCTACATTTACAAATATCACGGCTGGTAACGGTACGACGACGGGTGCCTACTGTCGAGTTAACAACTTTGTGCATTACTACGGGTCTTTTACTTTGGGGAGTACCTCATCAGTAACTGGTTCAATTAGTATCAACTTGCCAATTAACCTAAACGCTGATATGCAAAACAGTTTTACGTCATACGGCAATTGTTCCTTATATCGTTTGTCAACTGTATCCATGTTTCAGGGCCAAACTAGATACAACTCCGCTTCTAGTGTTGCCGTTGGAGCTACAACCGTGAACGCAACTTACGGATATTATACTGTGGCCAACGCGACAGTACCTTTTACTTGGACAACGGGCGACATCATCAACTTCAACCTTTACTACAGGGCGGCATAATGAACCTATTGGCAGATTACGAAACCGAAGCACCTGACGAATGGCTCATGGAACGGATGCGACTACGCCGTGACGCACTCCTAGTCGAATCCGATTGGGCGATGATTGCCGACACCCCAACCAACAAAACAGCATGGGCGACCTACCGCCAAGCCCTCAGGGACTTCCCCGCAACGTGGACACCAGCCCCAACGGTCAACTTCCCTGAAAAGCCGTTGCGAAACCCTCTAAACAAATAATGGCGTAGAGTGTTGCCATGATTCGCGCAGCAAACCTTATGGGAGAAGTAGAAGGTGGCAGCCAAATGGCTGAAGTTGCCTTTGACGTATATGACATTGCGACCCGCATCCAAAAGGGTGACGAGTCGGGCTGGCGAGGTGACCCTTCCGCATCACTCATGTTCAACCCAATCATCGGACGATTTGAAGTGTGGATGGTTGATGCTACCGGGACACCATATGTCGCTTGTTCCCACCACCGCGCCGACCACACTCTGATCGTGAAACTGATCGAGGGTGACTGGCAAAAAGGTAAAGCACTCCACGAAGACTTACTCAAAAAGAACAAAGCCATTCTCGCTGCCCATGAAACAGACGAGAAAGAAAAACGGCTAGAATTAGCAGACAAGTTGCATTGGGCGTTGATTAAGGATGTCGGCCACTTGGGTGGATCAAATAAGCGCAGTATCAGCATGAACGAGAAAGGCAAGTAAATATGAACCTGCTTGACCTTCGTAACGCTGTCAAAGATCGACTGGCGATCCGTTCAGACGGTTCAAGCAACAGCCTTGACGGACTTATCACTAACGCCTATGTGAACACTTCTATAGACGATGCCCTCAACCGAGTCAGCATGGAACGTGACTGGTGGTGGCTAGCAACAACCGCAACTCTGTCATTTGATACCACCAACGGTACAGCAGCACTGCCATCCGATTTTATGCGCGCCCAACAATTAGTTATTAATGGCTCACCTGTTGAATTTGTGCCACTTGAAACCCATCTAAATCCAAACTCTGACGGTTCTTCATACGCATACACGATCTACGGTTCACAAGTACACATTTCTCCCATACCTACAACGGTCACATCAGGGAAATTGTATTACTTCCGAAACGAACCAGCACTCTCGACACAAGCATCTCCTGACACCAAGTCACCGTTGATGCCCGTCGTGTACCACAAATGCATCGTCGCTTACGCCAGCCATCTGTGTGCAGCCCGTCGCCAAGATGAAAATCGTGCAGCGTTGTATCTACAGGAGTATGGCAACTTCTTAAAATCAATGAGCGACGACAACCGAACAACAATCCAACGTCGTATCAAATACAACCGCAACCTGTCCTACGCTACCTGGGATTGACCTATGGGATCATTCCAAATCACCTACGACGACTTCTCGGGTGGTCAATACATGGGGCCGCGGTCAACCAATCAACCCAAAAATACTTGGTTTGGTGAAAACGTAACAGCATTACCCAACGGTCAACTCATACCTGTCGGTTCAAAACTTGTTTCAACAGTCACCAAAGTTTCAACAACCGCAAGCGCAGCTATCCGGGATTTTATTCTTATTGGCGACACTTCATTTATGTTTGTTAGCTATTTACCAGGTTCAACTTGCCGAATGACTAAAACTCCCAGTATTGCCAGCGGTACTGGGTTTCCCATTACATCAGTCAATTATACGTTAACTGGAATTATTGCAGGAAAAGTTGCTTACGACCCATCTAACTCACCTAATTTTTATTACATCAATACAACTGGAAATATATATTCCATAACACAAGGTGGCAGTCTTGCACTTGTTAGCGCAGCACTATTAAGCCTTGGTCTAACAAATATGACCATGTACGGCTACCGTCTTTTAGCTTATGGTTCATCAAGTAAACGCCTTTACTATTCCGATACCACTTTGTCAACCTGGTCAACTGCTAACTATTACGAATTCACAGGAAATATCCTCAACGTCATACCTCGAACAAACGATCTTATAGTCGTATGCGACACAGGTGTTTATAGCGTTGTCGGCGTTTTGGGTTCTTCAATTACAATCCAACTCATTGTTCCAGGGGTCAATGTTTCTGAAGGGATGGTAGACGCGACCGTTGTAAACCGAAATATCTATTATTTAGATCAACAATTAACTGGAGCTCCCGACGGAAGAATTTATGGATTGAACGGGTCATCTTCACAGCCAGTAGCAACAATGGACTTGAACGACGTCAACACCGCTCAAGCAGAATCAACAACAGAAGCATTCCGATTATCTGTATTAAACGACGGAAAATTAGTTACTATGAGCAAAGTTGGATACGCCTATGTCGAAACAATTTCTGATACTTGGGCGCGACTTAACAACACCGCAGCAAACAGTTCAAGCACCATAGCCAAACAACATCAAGTAGCAACTCCCGGCACAAATTCATACAACGAATTTTTTGTTGCTGCTTTTGTTGACGATACAACAAACAATATCTTCATTCATCGTTATATCTATAACGTCACACAAATCACCAACAATGACATAAATTTGCAACCAGGTGGCTCAGAAGGAACATCCGCTCCAACAGGAACAGTCACCTTGGCCGAATATTGGCACTCTAAACCGTTTACCGTCAAAGAAGCATTCGTCGAATTTTACGCTCGACCAAGTTACACACCAGCTATTACAGTCGGCATCAAACCAACAGGAATGGTTGACGTATACAGTTCGTACAACGGAAGCGTTTCAGTTCAAGCATCAGAACCATTAACTGTTGGTACAGCAAACGCAAACAACGCATCAATAACCCAACGGTATCATGTCAATAACGCTGCAAAAGGCTTTGGCGTAACCCCATATTTGACGTTTACCGACGCGACTATTAAACGTGTGATCTTGAACTGCGAAGATTGATATGGGGTTTAACTACACGTTTCGTGCCGATGATATTCCAAGTTGGAATGCTGACACTCGTGACCTTGTTGAAAACCGTGACCGAGAACTGGAGTTGTACTCGACCACGATTGATACGTCATTTCTCAATTTGAACGCTAGCAACTTGACATCAGGAACTGTGCCATCAGCTTGTATAACGGGCGCATACACCGGGATTACGGGTGTCGGCACGTTAAGTTCTTTCAGTCGTGGCGCACCAGTTACAAAAACTGCGTCGTTCACTTTGGCTAATACCGAAAACTGGATTATCTGTAACGGTACGGCTTCCATTACTGTGACCTTGCCTGCTGCCAGCACGCAAGTTGGTCGTGAAATATCTTTGAAGAATATTGCGGCGTTCACCGTTGTCTCCGCCTCTAGCAATGTTGTGCCGTTGACTGGCGGTGCTGCTGGTACCGCTATCCTTGCTACCGCAGGGACTTGGGCTACCCTTGTATCTGACGGCACTAACTGGATTATTATGCAATCATAATAAATTGAGTCAGTCCACAACGCCATCGCTACAGAACACGACGCAATCGGGTAAGGTGCAATTTCCCGACACGCCTTAGGAGAAAAGAATGTCGAAACCAAGCCTGCTATTTGATATAACCGCAATGAATAATGCTAGATACATTCCAGTATGTGGATTCAAAACGTTATATGACACCTTGACTAAAGAAGATCAAGTTGATTTAGAGGAAGCAATGGCAGATCCAACAATCCAGGGTTCCGCAATCGAACGAGCTTTACGCCAACGAGGACACACCATCACTTCAACGACTTTGCGTCGTCATCGACGAGGGGATTGTTCTTGTGGCAGGATTAGCTGAAGACATTACCCGCTTAGGGGAAACCAAAAGACTTTCGTTGGGTCGCATCGCAGACCTGCTAGATCGCAACGGCATTGATTTAGACGAGGTAGGCAAGATCCAGCGGGTTTCGCTGTACCAGTCATTGACCAAGAACGACGAAGGCGAAGCCGAACTACACGACCTGACAGCAATCCAGTTCTCGCCCAAATGGGCAGAAGGCCCCGAATGGCCAATTATCCAGCCAGGCCCAGCAGTCAAGTTGCCAGCCCGAAAACCTGCCAAAACTATCTCAGGATGGCGTAATTGTGCCGTACTGCCCGATATGCAGATTGGCTATTACAGAGGCGTAGACGGGCAACTACACCCCACACACGACGAACAGGCGATAAAGGTTGCATTAGACATCGTCAAAGATGCCAACCCTGTGCTAGTCGTCCTAGTTGGGGACAACCTTGACCTACCCGAAATGTCCAAATATCGACTGACCGCCCCATACCAACAGACCACCCAAGCCACCATTGACCGTGCCACCATGCTCGGCTTTGAACTTCGTGAAGCAGCACCCGACGCACGAATCGTATGGCTCGCAGGCAACCACGAAGAACGACTCCCCAGGTATCTGATTGACAACGCCAGCGCAGCATTCGGACTTCGACGGGGTTCATCCCCCGAATCATGGCCAGTTATGTCAGTCCCGTTCCTATGCCGACTAGACGAATCCAACGTGGAGTATTTACCTGGATACCCTGCCAGCCACATTTGGATCACAGAGAATCTCAAAGTGATACACGGTGACAAGGTTGCTAGCGGTGGCTCAACCGCACACAAATACCTTGCCACTCAGAAGGTCAGCGTGATCTACGGGCATATTCACCGTCGAGAATGGGCAGAACGCACGAGAGACGATCACGACGGCCCATCCACAATCCTGGCTGCTTCCCCTGGTTGCCTAGCTCGTATAGACGGAGCAGTTCCCAGCACCAAAGGTGGCGTAGACTTGGACGGTAGACCCCTCATCCAGCATGAGGACTGGCAACAAGGACTAGCCATCATCCCGTTTGATCCCGAAACCAACAAGTTTTGTTATGAACAGATCGCTATTCACGACGGGTGGGCGATGTGGCGTGGTAAGAATTACGGGCAATGAAACCTGTACTTGTCATATGGAACGACGCTCATGCCGGGACATCCACATGGGAACGCATTGAAGACCTTGTGGATAACGAGCCGTATCAGGTTAAATCTGTCGGTTTTCTAATGACAACCAAGGGTGGTGGCAAGCGGGGTCACGTCTCGATTACGCAATCTTGGTCGGCTGACGGATGTGTAGACTCGGTACTCCATATCCCTGCCAAAATGGTTGTCAGGGTCATTAACTTGGCCGAGGAAACCTATGAATATCTCAGCAAAACTGGTACAAATAGCCCTTCAATACCTGAAACGAGCAACCCCAAGGGGTCGTGAAGAAGAAGACGAATTGTCTGCTTTGATCTATGCGTTAGAGAAGTTGCTTGACAAGAAAAAATAGTGATGAGCAGCAACTACAAGATTCACGAACCTAACGAAGATAGTTATTACTACTGTCCAAATGATGAATGCCCGTGCAACGGCAGTTCTACCCACAGGAACGACTTAATCTTTGATCTTGAAAATGCTTATGCTGACTTTAAGAGAGTCTTTCCCGATTATGACTAGAATGGGATTATGAACCGACTGGCAGAGGCATCACTAATAGGCTTAATAGTGCTAGCCTGCGCTGTATTATCCCAATGTTCAGATAGGTACAGGTATCCTTGTGACAACCCAGCCAACATCGGAAAACCCGACTGCCCGACCACAACGTACATCCCCGCCCCGTAAAAGGCGCATGGACTCAACCGAACTGGACGCTCGACTACGTTTCTATGTCGGCATCGGACTCATTGTCATTGTCGGCGCAATCGTTCTAACCATGTTGTGGGGACTCTTGTTTGTTGTCCAGCCCTTAGATGCCCAATCACCCAATGACAAAGCAATGCTTGACATCCTTGGCCCAATTTGCTACACATTGGTGGGAGCTGCTGTAGGAATTGTTGCTACACGCGGTAACCGTCAAGACCCACCATCCGAATAACCAGGAGCCTGCCATGCCTCTCATCCAAGCCAACATCATTTTTACTATAGACACCGACTTTGTGCCACCCGAAATACCGGGAATGGACACCCACGACGGCGATGTTGTACCGCCAATTTCAGGAGCTGAACAGGTTGTGTACGAAGTGTTCAAGAAGATACAAGAAGTCTTGCCCGAAAAGGTACACGCCTTCATACACACATCTACCCTGCTAGATCGTTAATAATTCTGCTAGCGTGTCACAAATGGCACGCAAATACACAGGCTACGACGGAGATGCAACTGGCAAACAAGCTGGTTTAGAAGAACTCGTACGCCAACTTTCAACCAGGTTTCCATTGTGGAACAACGGCACTTGGGTTGTTCGCAACATGAAGAACGACAACCTCAAAACACCGAAACCTTCAGTGCATTCAACAGGACGTGCTGCCGATATGTCATGGCGCAAGTCAGGAAAAAAAGGTTCAGGCAATTACGCCGACGCTGTTGCCCTAGCAGACTTTCTAGTATTACACGCCGAAGCCCTTCAAATTGAAGGAGTACACGACTACTTCCCGCAACCGTTTGGTCGAGGCTGGCAATGCGACCGTAACTCTTGGAAGGTATATACCCAACCGACCATTGGTCAAGCCCCCGGCGGCGACTGGCTTCATATTGAGATTTCTCCCCTTTACGCCAAGAACGCCCTTTATTACAAAGAGTTCTTTGCCAAACTCGCGACGGCAGCGGGAGAAAGTCCTTCTCCGCTAACTCCCGCTGCTGGCGCACCTTCCCCTTTAGTGTTCACTTATCCTGGGACACCATTGAAGATCGGTTCCAAAGGGGACGCTGTGAAACTCGTCCAGGCTCGCGTTGGCGGTGTGACTACCGATGGCGATTTTGGCTTGAAGACTGACCACCGTGTCAAAGAATGGCAATTTGCTCATCATATGGCCGCAGATGGTGTTGTCGGGCCAGTTACTTGGAAAAAGATGTTCTGCTAATGGAAGCTATTTTGGTCGCAGTTGTCACTGGTGTGTTTGCCGTTCTAGCAGTCCTAATTGAAAAGGGTCGCAAAGAGAATAAGCGTGACCACGGAAATGTGATGGATCGACTAGATCTTGTCTCATCTGAGATCCGTAAAGACATTCGTCAAGTGCGATACGAACTCAACGATCATGTCAATGGGCCGACCCACAACATTAAACCTGTTGTTCCTGCTAAAATCCCATTGAAGAAACGACCGAAGGCTGGATAGCCATTAGGAACTCTAAGGAGCATCTATGGCATACGAAGCGACAGCTGAACTTTACACCAAACAAGCCAAATTAAATAAAGGCAAAATTAAGACTGACTACGATCAGTATTTGGCTGATCTTGCTCGTCAATACGGTACGTCAACCGAAGATCTAGGTGCGAACCTTGAAGCCCGAGGCATTCTCAAATCAGGAGAAGCTGCTCAATCTCGCGCTCGTTTAAGCGCAGACGAAGAAGCAGCTCGTGTTAAAGCAAAATCTGACTATGACTACAGCACTGGTACTGAAGACATAAACCTCATGGGTAAACTTGCTGGCTTGGGTACTGGCACTGGCACTGGCACTGGAACTGGAACTGGTACTGGCACAACCCCTACAACACCTACAACACCTACAACACCTACCAAGACAGTTGCACCAGTTGTTACACCACCACCAGCAGTGGTTTACAAAGGCGGTACAACGCAAGGTCAACTACCGCAAGCACCGCTCCCGACCACAACCAAACCGCCAGTCCGTACGGGTACAGCAGACACAATGTCTCGCACCACACCCACCAAAGCAGTAGTACCAGCAGTAAAACCGCCTGCCCGTACAGGAACCGCTGACACCATGGCTCGACCAGTCTCGGCTCCAGCCAAACCGACACCCGCAGCAATAGCAGGCCCATCTCGTCCAGTTGTTCCTGCCCCGGCAGTCCGTACAGGTACAGCCGACACAATGGCGCGTACTACGCCCGCCAAACCAGCGACACCCACTGCACCAGCAAAACCAGCAACACCTGCGAAACCAACGACTCCTGTTAAGCCAGCAGCACCTACGTCTACAAAAGCAGTAACCAAACCTGCTCCTGTACCGATTTACAAATCATCAACACCCGCTCCAGCCCGTACTGGTTCAGCCGACACAATGGCACGACCAGTCTCGGCTCCCGCTAAACCAGCTACTTCAACACCAACAAAACCAGCACCTGCTCCCGCCAAGCCAGCACCTGCTCCCGCCAAGCCAGCACCTGCTCCCGCCAAGCCAGCACCTGCTCCAGTTAAAACTGCTGCACCAGTATCAAAACCTATTCCGAAACCTGCGCCTGTGCCAATATACAAGAGTCCAACCCCCGCGGCGAAACCTGCACCCGCTCCAGCCAAACCCGCACCAGTACCGCCAAAGCCCGCAACAAAAACTATTAAACCAGCACCAGCGAGGTTGAGATAATGGCATTTGATCTATCAACACCAAGCGCACAACTTGCATTTGGAGTAGCACAACGTGCTCAAGAAGCACAAGACATGAAAGCACGCCTAGAAGAAGAAGCACGCGCCCGTGCCAATGCTCGACTAGCACCATACGGCAACGACTTGAGTCAGGTTGACTCAACTTTCAGAAGCATTTACGACCCTGCCGTCGCAGCGCAACAGTCCCGCGCCCAAGCCATGCAAGAATATGTGATCGGGTTACCCGAACTACTTGCTCGCGCCCAAGCCGAAAGGTCAGCAGGTTCAGGTGGTGGTGGCGGTGGGTCAGGTAGTGAATTTGTCGCATCTTCACCATTTGACCCTCAAGCATCTCTTGATTCAATAATTGCGGCCAATAAACCCAAACCCATTGCTGTTCAAAAAGATTTAGGTGGCGGAATGACTTACGGAAATGTCGGTGGATACGGTGCGGTATACCCAACATCAGGTTCAGTAAAAGCAGTTATTCAACGCCCGACCCGTGGCGCAGGTTGGAGTGGACAACGCTGATGGCTCCCAAAATCGGCCCTCGTGGCATCACAATTCAAGACGTACAAAATGTAGCCACAAACGGTAGCAGAGCTGGCAAATCTCAGTATGTGTACGCACCAGCAGATACGACAGCAACAACCCCGGTCGATTACGCAGCCTTACTAGCAGGTGGCCCAGCACCTACATACGGTCAAAAGTACGGTGGACAGCCAACAGGTGAATACGCCAGGCAGATGATCCTTGGTGCTGCAATGCAAAGAAAGAGTATTGGTGACCTTGCAGCATTACAAGCTGCCACAGCGCAACAAAATCTGACAAGCAAGTTTGCGTCTGACTTGACCGCTGGAACTAACAAAATGTTCCCGTCGTACCAAGCAAAATTTAACCAACCATTAGTTTCGCCATCAACAATGCAAAGCAGTATTTATGCACAAAGACTCGCTCCCGCTGTAAATGATCTTGAAGCAAAAGTTGCCGCAAAAAGATTAGAAGCACGACGAATGGGTGCATACGAAGCAGAACGTAGCGGCACCAATAATCAACTAAAAATTTTAGAAGCTGAAGCTGCTGACGCTCGACGTTTTCTTTCGGAAGGAAACCCATCAGGTAAAACTCCTGAACAAATGGCAGCAGAAAACAAAGCCAACGCTTACGGTGCATACATGGATCGCATGAATATGTTGGACTTAAGCAAGCCAGGAACGGAATTGGGTACACGCACAAATCTTGGTAGTACAAATGAATACGGTAAAATTGAAGGATCGCCAAGAACTACTCAAGGGTATTTATCGCCTCTTTATCAAGGCGCAGAACGTCAGACCGCTGCTCGTCTTACCCCAGGTCTTGAGTCTGCATTTGCACAACAAGTAACGCCTTACCAAAATGTAGCAGAAGGCTTTGCCAATACGCCACTATCACAGTTCGCCCAGCAGGTTGCCGTTCAACAATACGGTTACGACCCCGCATTGGCAGCAGGTTTGTTTGACACCAGCGTAGATATTCAGTCACTCAAAGATCAAGCCGACCTATTTGCTGCACAACATCCCGAACTGAATATGTCCCCGGCTGAGATTGTCTACAACCAACTTGGCGAAGAAGGACTAAACCAGTACCTGCAACAACAAGCCGAACAAGCATTGTACGGTTCGGCATCGCAACAAAGAACTGAAACCGAACTGGCACAAGATGCGGCCAACGCACCAATTGATGCTGAACTGTATTCGGTTTACGCAACAGCACCAGGCAACATCAATTCTGCACTCAATGCCGATGTTGCTCGACAATATATGTCAGACCCTAATTTCCTTGCACAATTCCAAGCAGGAACAACAAAGATTTATGACGATATGAGTCAAGGAATTAGTGGTGCTGACGCAGTTAATTCTTATATGCAAGATTATTTGAACAGCACAGGCGACCCCGTATCAGCCCGCATATTGGAAGAACTACTTAGCAACGTCTCATTCGGGTGATCTGACATGACAGACGCACAAGACATTGTCAACTCGGTCATTTCTAAACGACAATTCAATCCAGTCGTACGGCAACCATCTACACAAATAGCACCACCAGTCAAGTACAACCTTAAGCCAATTCAAGCACCATCGGCAATCAAAACGTCAAATGAAGGTGGTGGCGATAAAGGTTTGCTTGGTGGACTGCTTTCGTCTGTCGGCAATGTACTGAAATTCCCCGGCACGGTAATTCATAGTCTTCCAACAATCGTCGGTAAAGCAGTACAGTCCGTCCCTGGTATAGCCGAAACAATCTTTGACATCGGTGCTGACGTAATCAACCCGAACCTCTACACCTCTCGATCAGAGGTTGACTACGAAAAAGGTAAAGCACTTGGGCTGACTGGTTCAGAACTGCTCGCCTATTCAATGCAACGCACCGTGCCGATCTTTGCACCAATGGTGTCCAGTATTCCCAAGACTGCTGCACGACTAGCCGAAACAGCGACACTCGGCGCATACGATACGGGCGCACCAGGTGTTGATTATTACCAGGCTTTGCGTAAGGGCGAACTTGGCAATATGTTGATTGAAGATGTCGGCAATGTTGTCATGCTCGGTCGCATGAGTGGCTTGGGCAATGTTGGTGTCAAGGCTGGTACAGCGTTAGGTGAAGCAGGAGCAACTCGTCTAGGTTCTGCCGTTTCTACCGCAGCAAGATTTGCTGAAGAACCCATCGGAACTATGGCTCGTGGTGCAGGTCGAGGACTGTCACTAGCACCAATCGCTGAACAATTCCCAAGACTTGCTCAAGCAGGCGCACGAATTGCAGGTGCAGAAGCACCATTGCGTGGCATCTTTAACGAAGCAGTAGGTGCTAAACGAGCCTGGGCTAACACCAAATGGATGGAACTTCAACAACAGATCGTTGATCTCCAAAACACCGATCCGACATCAGCACAAATACCGTTACTTGAAGCACGACGCAACTCTTTACTTAATCAAACGGGCATCCCAAAGATGGCTCGCGGAAAGATTGACCGATTGGGTCGCATGGGAGAAAACCTTCGTACACAAATTGTCGCTACATTTGTTCGATTCAAAGACAAAGGTGCAGTCCCCGAAACTGTCAAAGACCTACTAGCGCAAGAAAAGCGTATTCGTAAATCAGCTGACTTGGCTACAAAGCGTGGCGAAACACAACGAGCAGAAAACCTTAACGCTTATGCAAACATTATTAAAAGCAAAGCCGACATAAAAGCAACAGATACAGAAGGCGTACTCTCACAGCCCGCACCCGACTGGGTCGCACCAGCAACAACGCTATACACCACAGGTCAAGTCAAAGGCATTATCGCTGACCTTCAAGCAGGAAAGACCATGGAAGAAATCATTAAGGCGATTACACCTGAACAGGTCGGCCCCGACTTAGCTAACATGGGTTATGGCTACAACGAACTTGCTATACGCAAAGCCATTGACTATGAACAAGGTCGTCTGTCGCCAATTGAACGAGTCCAAATGGATGTGTACCAGCAGATCCAACAGAACTGGCATCAGTTTTGGATGGATCAAAGCCAGGCTCGCAAGGGATATACAACCGAAACCGTGCCATACACTTACGCCGGGACGCACCCTGATCCTCGCAATATGTTGCTTGAACTTGCCAAGCCACGGTACACGGGACGTTTCAAGACAATCTTGTTCAGCGCATTAGATGACATCGTTGCTCAATATCTTGAACAGTTAGCACCCGACGTTGCACAAAAAATTAAGTTTGACCCCACTAAACCTGAAGGTGTATGGCAAAACCTTGCCAAGGAAACGGTAGGTACGCCCGAATACGACGCCGCATACAAGTTGGTGCAATTAGCGTTTGATGAACTACGAGCAAACCCTGATCTTGCTCGATTCATGCAAAACGAAATGATCTATCCCGCACCGATGCGTATCACAATGTTGAACGAACAACGTCGACTGAAGATGGCATTAAACGACGACATCACCACCGTTGCAGATGGTCTTGCATCATTGCTGTCAACTCACGGTGACATCATTCCAAAACAACTTACTGATGCAATTACGAAAGCATTAGAAAAAGCTCGTGGCGATCAAACACAATTTGATCTATCAACCTTTAAGTCTCTATCACAAAACCTTGCAAGCCTTATCAGATTGACAACGGATCGTTTGACAAAACTCCAAGAAGAAAAAGGCGTTCTCAAGACCCGCCAAGCCGGGGTGGATACGAAGTTCAATGATGCTTTAGCAACGATGGCTGAAATGCAACGCATTATTCAGGCGATCACGGAGAACCCGCAAGCGATCCTTGGTGACACACCCAAGTTGACCGCAGCAACCCAAGCAGAACAAGCAAACCTGTCCCGCATTCAGGCGATCCCCGACGAGATGGCTCAAGTCGACGCTGAAATCAAAGCCGAGATTGATCGTCAGAGAACCGCTAACGCCTACCTACAACAGGATTTGGAGAACACTCAGGTCAGTCTTAACGATGCTCGTACTCGTGCTACTGAAACAGCCGATGCCGAAGCGACAGTACGCCAGCAGTTAGATCAGGAGCAGGCGTACCTTGATGCTCACGCCAAATTGACCGACGAAGAACTTGCAGCTTTACAAACAGACTTTGAGACAGCACTTAGTATCCACAACCAGTACGCAAGTGGCGACAAGTTTGTTAGTAAAGGTACAGCCGAAGCAGTCAAACGTCGTTTAGTCGAAGAAGCCACACAACGAGCCTACGTTGCCCAAGGTGTAATGGAATTGTTGTTGCCTGGCACTATGCGTCGTGCATACACAATGGCTATTGGTTTGGCAACCGACCCAAACACAATGTCATTCATGCAGGAAGATTTCCGTCAACAATTTGAAAGTGCTGTTTACCAAGTTATTGGTGACCTGAAATTAGCCAAAAAAGCTGTCAAAGATTTTATTGATTCTCATACTGAAATGGATAAAGGTAGTTCAGTTGACGAAGCACGAATGGTTGCGGAAAGCAATTCAGGTGGCACAGACATTCAGGGCCGTGAATTTGATTCCGATAGCGCATACATGGAACAACTGGGTCGCGCATGGGCTGAACAATGGCAAGCCGAAAAGGACTTAGGTCGCGCCAAACAAAAAGGCGTAGAGTCTATTCGCAAAGAACTAGCTGCCGATAACCAAGACAACATTGACCAGGCTGTTGAAGCATCAACGGTGACACAGCAGAACCTGCCGTGGATTGAACGCATGATCGAATTAGAAGATCGCGCGATACTTGCCGAACGTACTGCTGAAGTTCAACAATTGCGCCGTGACCTAGCCAAAGCCGAAGCCGCAGCCAAGAAAGCGCAAGCCGAACTCAATAAACTGAACGACAAAGCCAGCAAACTTGCCGAACAAGTACGACCCAAAGTTCCGAACGAACTATTGAGCCGTCGTGTCAAGTTAGAAAAAGAAAAAATCACCACACAGAAATCCGTAGCCCGTCTAGCCAAAGCAGTAGAGACAGCGACACGCCAACAAGAAAAGTCACTACAAACCCGTATGCGTGGTCGCCTCAAGGGTGTAGGAAAACTTGACGATCAAGGTAACCCTGTACTTAACAAGGGTGTTGCTGACAAACTGACCGACCAACAACAACAAGCACTCAACGAGACTGTCAACATCAATAAGAAGGTTGCCAAAGTTAGAGAACAGGTTGCGGCAAACCAGCCGTTACAAAACGAAGCAACACGTCGACTAGGCACAAGCGATCTCAACCAGCAGGCACAACTCAATCGACCAGTCGGCCCACAACTTGTAGACCAACCGCCGATCTATATGCCCGGTGGACAATTAGGTTCAACAACTGAACAAGTCAAAATCCCGATGTCAATGCGCTCCGAAGGACTTGCACCACAAGTTAAAGCAAAATACGAAAACACAAAGACCACAGGTTTGATCCCAACATCGTCGGGCCAACAGGCTGCGATGATTAACCAGGTCATGGGTCAGTTCTCTCGCAACGTCGTCGTTGAAGAATTTGTCACCACGCCCGAATTTGCATTACCAGTAGCCAATGTAGTTGGTGAACAGACGTTAATTGACATTGAGAAATTAGCTACCAACGAACTGAATTCTCAAGGCATTCCACGCAACACAGGAGAATTTCAAGTAGCACTTAACAAGCGTATGGGCGAACTCATTGTTCGTGAACTGCGAGTCCGTGGCTACGAGCCTGTCAGCCCTGTCAGATTTGAAGAAGCAATCGGACAGAACACACCACACAGTCCACTTGGTGGTCTGACAGAAATTGTTGGTGCTGAATCAGTTGATAGAAATACCATCGCTATGCGTATCGGTTTGCGTGACAAGATTTCTTCTCGATTTGAACCTGTATACGGCAACACCACACCCGATGCTGTTAAAGGCGTGTTTGGTGCGGTAGGTAGACTGACATCAGGTTGGAAGTCGGTTGTTCTTCCGTTCTCTTTACGCTGGCAGGTCGGTGACCTTGTAGGCAACGTGATGAACGCTTGGATTCGTGGCGACATCCCGGCATCAGAAATGGTTCGGGCAATGAACGATGTCAAGAACCGTCTAAGCGTAGATGAGAACGGACTACTACGAATACTCGGATCAGATGTAGCCAACCAAGCCATTGTTGACCCTGTCCTCGCAGCGTTAATGGGCGCAGGCTTGGAAGCCCGTGGTCTCCGTGGTGCAGAACTAAGAGCAATTCAAGAAGGCACAAACAAACCGTTAGCAGAGCGTGTCTCTAACAGAATGTTCCCGAAGTTCCGTGAACGAGCCTTCAATGTTAACGCCACACAAAACTTGCTGGCCCGTGCAGCAGTAGCGATCACCAAACTAGAAGCCGAACTTACAGCTCGTGGACGAACATTGGATGAGATTGACCCAATCACTTTGTTAAACGATCAAGAATTGCACAATGCCGTTATCAAAGCAGTACAAGAAACCAACGACACGCTTGGAGCGTTCTCTGAAATGTCGCCGTGGGAACGCAACACCTTACGTCAAGTGTTCCCGTTTTGGTCGTGGATCAAATTCATCAACAAGGCCGCTGTTCAACTGGTACTAGATCAACCCGACCGTGTCCTGTTCTACGGTCACCTTGGTTCGATGTACACCAGCGGTGACGGCAAAGACTTGATGGATTGGCTCAAAGACAAGACCCCAACGCCGTTCGGATTGATGGACTTCCGATTCCTAAACCCGTATTCGGACGCATTGATTTTCAACCAAAACCCAATTGAAGCACTCAGCCAAACCTTCACCCGTCCATCGCCAGTCATTATGACCGGGATAGACGCAGCCAATGCTGTCGGTTTCTACGCATCAGGAAAGAACTTACTTCCGTTTGGTAACATGACACGCCCTGGCTACCTTGAAGGTCGCCCAGGTGCGACAGCTCGTAACTTTGGTGACTTTGTAGGCGAACTTGGTTACATGGGATTGAATCGTTTCGGCGGGCCATTCCGCAACATCCTGACTACCTTGCCAAACAAGATCCCGCTACTTGCCCCAAACGGACGCATCATTGGAACAGATGTGGCTATTGGAACCGTAAACCGCTATCCACAAGGCTCCGCACGAACCCAAGGTGTCTACGCCCAGCCTCGACTCAACCCGACGGTCGCCCGTGCAGGAGCAGTTCTCGGAGCATTCGGTATCCCAGCACCATTGTTTGATACCAACAAAGCGTATGCCCAAGGCGAAACGCAAGCCGCCAAAGATGAGAAAGCACGCCTCAGAAGAAGTCTCGCCCGATTACAGTCGGTGCAATGATCTACAAATTAGAAGTCCACGGTCGACGACCCACCACCCTTAACCAGGAACGCAAGACCAACAACTGGGGAGCCAGGGCAACCGACACCAAATGGTGGCGAGCGCAATACGCCGAACTGGCCGCCGACATTCCACCAATGGAACGCATCCACATTTCGGTCATTCCTTTGCACAAGAACGGTAGGTCGCCCCAAGACGTTGGAGCCTGCTTCCCCGCAGCCAAAGCCGGGATAGACGGACTGGTGGACGCTGGGGTTATACCCGACGACACCCCTGACATCGTTGTGCGTGTAGACTTCTATGCACCAGTTGTCTGTGGAGAAGACGGACTCCGAATCGAGATTAGGAACGCCGATGAACCCAATGTATAGCAACGCACTCTCAGGTCTTGCTTCAGGCTTGACCACTGGCAATATGGGTGGCGCACCCGAAGGTATGCCAGGCCATGAGACACCATCCGAAGGTGGCTCTATGGTTCCTTGCCCGCTGTGCCAAGGTACTGGCATGATCTCCGAAGAAATGCTGTTCGGTGGTGCTGGTGGTTCCGCTGGTCTTCCGCCTCGTCTCGCAGCCCGTGGTGGCGGCATGGACATGGGTGGCGCAATGCAAATGCCACCGTCGTCTAGCCCTTCACCATTCCCGATGGGTGGTCAACAGTTATGATGCCGATGTCAGCACCAAAGCGACCCCAGTCAGGCGTAGGCGCACCTATAGGCGCACCTAAGGTTGCTCAACCAAGCACAGGCGCACCTGTGGGCGCACCTAAGGTTGCTCAACCAAGCACAGGCGCACCTATGGGCGCACCTAAGCGTCCACAGCCAGTTCAATCAGGCATGAACGCACCTAAGGGTTCAAACGACTTGGTCAAGCAATTAGCTAAAAAGAAGGCGCAAGTTGCCGTTCCAACCTCAAAACAACCCGCAGGAACAGTAGACACAGGTATGGGAATGCCAACCCCGAAACAACCTGGTAGCACATATAAAATAAGCTAGATCATGGCTTCCCCAGCATGGCAACGTAAAGAAGGTCAGAACCCTTCAGGTGGACTCAACGAAGCAGGTCGAGCCTCGTACAAAGCACAGACAGGTGGCACTCTCAAAGCCCCGGTCAAAGGTCGCCCAACATCCCCCGATCAGATGCGCCGTAAAGGATCGTTCCTGTCCCGCATGGGTGGATCGCCAGGCCCGATGACCGACAATAAAGGTCGCCCAACCCGCAAAGCGTTAGCACTCAAAGCATGGGGTGCATCATCGCCAGCCGAAGCCAAATCTATGGGTCGTCGTTTACTGGAGCAGTACGCCAAGCAGAAAGCCAATAAGAAATGAAACCGAATCTTAAAAAAGTTGGCCTTGTAATGCGCGAATTCAAAAGCGGTGGTTTGCATTCAGGCAAAGGTAGCAAAGTCGTCACCAATCCTAAGCAGGCTCTCGCTATCGCACTCTCAGAAGCGAACATTAAACAGAAGAAGTAACCCCTGCTCACAACGTCATTTCGCCCCGGTGACTTGACCGAAGGTGACCGTACAGTAAACTTGGTGTTGCCAACACAAACGTGATGTTGAAGGCTACGAGCCTCTATCACCCTTAACAAAGGAAATTCATGCGGCAAACAACCAAAGCAATACTCGCTATTTGCGTTATGTCCTCGTGCGGGACGACAATGAAAGTCTCGACCGAGACACTTCCACCACTCCAGCTCGCACCAGCCACAACACAACCAACACTCAATGCTCACGAAGCCTTACAGGCTGACCTAGCAGACCTAACAACCACAACAACGACAACTACCGAAGCACCGCTAGTGTCAGATCCCTTTGATTTCATTGACGAATCGCGCGCAATGTACGGCGACTGCGGAGAATGGCATGACACGATCATCGCTGTTGGTGGTCGTGAAGAAGACTGGGCGACATGGTCAAGAGTGATTCATACCGAGAGCCGTTGCATTCCCGCACCAGGTTCAGCACAAGCCGACTGCATCGGTCTAACTCAAATCTTTTTTAAGGTGCATGAAGCCTGGCTAGCCGAGTTCGGTTTCGGTAGGGAAGACCTGCTAGACCCCGTAAAAAACCTGACGTTCGCTGTGGCTTTACAAAAGTCGTCGGGTTGGTCGCCGTGGGCGTATCTAAATAAGCCTTGACTTCCATACACCCATAGTCAATAATGAAACTGTGCAACACCCCCGCCATAAGGTTGGGGTATCCAAAACAAAGGGGAAACCATGACAGATATAGTTCCAGTACCGTTATCCAACTCGCTTGAACAACAAGGCCAAGACGGACTCCGCAATGCAATTATGCGTTCAGACTCCAGTCGAGCAGAACTTGCCAAAGCCGGGGAATATCCGCAGTTGCTCAAAGGCTTGCTGTACCTCAAAGACATCAAAGCAGACCTTGACACACTGATCCGTGCCACCGAAGATGACATCACCCGATTGATGCCTGAGAAGAAGATGTTCATTGACGATGTCGGTACAGTCGAGCGTCGCACAACTTCCACCCGCAAATGGGAATCGGAAGATCTGCTGAAGCACATCACCCGATCAACGCTTGACCCTGAAGGTACAGGCGAAGTCAGCATTAACAATGTTGTCTTGTTGATTGACACACTTAAAGCCGTACTCCCATTCACAGCATCGCTGGGATGGCGAGTGACAGCCTTAAAAGAACTGGGCATTGATGTCACAGAATATTCAGAAGCAACCTACGGTCGCAACACCGTACAGATCACAAAGTAGGAATCATGTCCAATATTGAAGTAGCACGTCAACTGTCCCCGGCTGAAGTCAACTGGAAAACAGCACAAAAGATTGCGAACACACCGTTCGTACCTAGTGCATTCCGTGGCAAGCCCGAAGCAGTATTCGCTGCAATCCTGTACGGCGACGAACTGGGTCTAGGGCCGATGCAATCGCTCAACTCAATTCATGTCATTGAAGGTAAGCCGAGCATGGCTCCCGAACTGATGCGTGCGCTTGTCGCTCGTGCTGGTCACCGCCTAGATGTCAAGCTCGCAAGCAATGACAAAGTTGTCCTATGGGGCAAGCGTGCCGACAACGACTCAGAAGCCACAGTCGAATGGTCAATGAAAGATGCACAGCAGGCTGGACTCGCTGGTCGTGGGGCATGGAAGACATACCCTCGTGCCATGCTGTTGGCTCGTGCCACATCGGAACTGTGTCGCATGATCTTCGCAGACGTTGTCGCAGGCTTGTCATACACGCCCGAAGAAGCATCGTCTATCGCTGGCGTGGAATGGACTGACACACCCGTTGATCCGTTGCAGACCGCCATCGCACCCGTACTGACGGCAGCACCGCCCACGACAGCACCAAACGCTGAACCACAGCAGGTTATCGTAGAAGCCGACTGGATTGAAGACCCGCCGTACGAACCGACTATTGACTGGACAGAAGAGTTCCCCGGCGCAGAGATCCAAGATGCTGTGATTGTTCAACAGAAGCCTGTAGCCAAATCAACGGTAGCGACCACACCACAAATCGGTATGGTTCGTGCGCTGATCCGTGAATGGGGATTAAATGCAGACGACGCATTATCACTTGCCTCGATGCAATTAGGTCACGAGATCACATCGTTGGGAACGATCACCAAGGCTGAAGCATCAGCGTTCATCACCTACCTCAAAGACAACCATCCAGGCGGTGTCGTATGAACCCGATCAAACTAATCATCATGAGGCGACACGCGAAACAAGGCCACCTCAACTTAATGGCTCAACACCTCATTGTTTGCGCCGATCAGATAAACGAACTACGCCGAGAAAATTGTGCGCTGCGGATCCGTGGCGAACGACTAGCGCAAGCCATTGAAAACAACGACTGGTCAATTGACTATGCGATGATCTTGAGCGACAGCGTGTCAGCATGGCGGGAGTTTGACGAGTCATGACAGGAGAAGCAGTCACATTTAACTTTATCCCAGTTCAAGACTGGGTCGGTAAAGCTCGCTGCCGTGGCATGGATCCAAACATATTCATGCCTGAACCAGGCGATTCGACCGCCGAGATCAAAGAGATCTGTAACGGTAAAATGGTCAAGCGTTTCAACCGTGACAAACAACGGTATGAGATGGTCGGTGACCCGCCTTGCCCAGTCCGTGGACAATGCTTACAGTATGCGATGGAACTCCCCGGCAAGGTTGTCGGCATCTTTGGTGGCACATCCGAGAAAGAACGTCGTGCGCTGCGCTCAGAGTTTCGTATGGACGGTGCAGCAAAGCGCATTCCGCATGGAACCCTGAATGGTTATAAAGCTGAATGGCGATTTGGGCTAGAGCATTGCGATGCCTGTACCGCGGCCAATGTTGAAACAACTCGACGCAACAAAGCCCAACAGAAATCCAAAGTAAAACATGGAACATATGCTGGATTTCGTTCGGAGAAGCGACTAGGGTTGCCGATATGCGACAAATGTCAGCAAGCGTACGAGATAGAAAAAGCCGACTACCTAGCCAAGACGACAGCGTTAGAGACGGACTCACCGTTACGCCAGGTTCTCAACTTACTGCACTCAGTCACGACAGCCGACTGGCCGATAGCAAAGGACATAGCTGATGAACAAAGCTGACATCTGCCCCGACTGCGATAAAAAAAAGTTGCTGGTTCATGTTGCCCTCAACCTTTCAGGTGGCGGGACAATGTGGTTATGCCGGGATTGCTGGGCGAAACGCGAAGCACCGTTCGTTCGTGGCAACTACAAAAGTCAATGGGATTGACATGGGATCGTCTTACTTTGAGCCACCAGTCGAAGGCGATTGCGATACCTGCGGTCGGTTCATCGAAGCCTGGGCGATCCCACATTCATTCAACAAACAGACGGGCTACCTACGGTGCGCTCGCTGCCAAGATCTAGAAAACAAATACCAACAAACAAAGGGGAAATACAATGATTAAGACATGGCATCCAATAAGCATCCCAACCAGGATCGTGCTTGAAATAAAAAAAGACGATGGCACATTTGAATACCGTCGCCGTTCAGTTATTGCGTTCAGCATTGATGATGCAGGGGCAATTACATACATGACCTGTAGCGGTGTCGATTACTCAAGTAACCCGCGCCAATTTGGATTTGCCGAGCAGTTGCAGAATGGTGAGTGGCAGTCATGATTATCAACTTCGCACCTGCTGTCCGTGCAGACGACCCCGTCACCTGTATTGAACCCAAGTCCCGTGCCAACGGCGCATCCCGCCTATTGGACATCTACGCACTACACGACGTGACTGACGAAGAAGCCGTACGACTGCTCCTAGGCCGACCCGCAACATTGGCCGATGAAGGTGTCCGTCGTCGAGCATCAGACCTACGAGCTTTGGGCTGGATCGTTCCGACCGGGGAAACCCGTGCCAATGACCGTGGACGGCAACGCATCATCTGTGCAATCACCGACAAAGGCAGAGATGCCCACATGAAACTATTCGTAAACGATGAAGGTTGACATGAAGTTTGCATACGCAGACCCGCCTTACCATCAATTAGGCAAAAAACTTTATGGGGTACACCATCCCGAAGCAAACATTTGGGACGACAAACAAACCCACATTGACCTTATCGGTCGCCTTACAACTGAATATCCTGACGGTTGGGCATTATCTTGTAACCCAAGAGACTTGACATGGATTCTCCCGCATTGCCCCGAAGACATTAGGGTCGTTAGTTGGTGCAAGACATGGCATCAGATTCGACCAACGTCAACGCAATTTTCTTGGGAAGCAGTTTTATGGCGCACCATTAAAAAAGACCCTAAACGACCAATGATAAGAGATTGGATTACAGGTGCAGCAACAAAACAAAAAGGCTTACCTGGCGCAAAACCTCATTACTTCAATCGTTGGATATTGGATTTACTTGTCTACGATCACAACCAAGACAGCATTGATGACATATTTCCAGGCACAAATGGCATGGCCGCCGCAACTAGCGAACCAAAGTTGGACATACAAATAGACCAAGATTTACAACAACAATTTCAATTAGCACAAGGAGACAACTAATGGAAAATCCACACGCCGAACCAAACAAAGAACCACAACCACAAATTCATGATCGTCCCAAGATCAAGATCAATCCCCGCCGACCCGACTTCGGTATGGGCGACCGCGTGGTGCGCGAATCCCAACACGACATGGTTGAATACTTGACCGAGGTAACCCGTGACATGAAGCGAATCATGGACGAACACACCATCGAACTCAAGAAGCTTGTTGCCATCCTGACATCCATGCGCGATGCACAACAGCAAGACCGATGGAACCAACAAAGGTACGGACGATGAAATTGCAATATGGCAGCCTTTTCGCCGGGGTTGGTGGCTTTGACATGGGCATGGAGCAAGCAGGCTACGAGCCTGTCTTCCAGGTTGAATGGGATAAGAACTGCCAAAAGATCCTGCACCACCATTGGCCGACCGTCCCCAAATGGGGCGATGTATGCGATGTCAACGGCGCAGACCTACCACCATGTGACGTGCTGATCTTCGGATCACCATGCCAAGACCTATCAGTAGCAGGCAAACGAGCTGGGCTCCAAGACGGCGACAGATCATCAATGTTCTTTGAAGCAGTACGAATCATCAAGGAGATGAGAGATGCAACTAACTCTATTTACCCAAGAGCAACCATATGGGAAAACGTCCCCGGAGCTTTGTCAAGCAACAAAGGAGCCGACTTCGGTGTCGTCCTCTCAAGTTTGGCTGACATCGGGGCGATTACACAAGAGTACGCCGTCCTGGACGCGCAACACTTCGGAGTGCCACAGCGTCGACGAAGAATATTTCTCGTCTCTATCTTTGATCCTGCAACCGCCGCAAGATGTCCCGAAACGTTACTACCTGTCATCGAAGGCAGCCGAGGGGATTTTAAGAAGAGCAGAACGGCGAGGGAAAACATTGCCGGATATGCTACGTCAAGCATTGATACAAGTTATGGAAAGATAATTCCTCCATTTGTTAAATCTCGTCGAGCGCAAAGTACCACCGACGATGAAACATGGATTGAAGGTGAAGTGACACCTACACTTAACGCCTTCGATAACGGAGGTGAAAGCAGGGCTACGGTTTTAATGCCCGTCGCATACTCGATCCGTGAAGACGCTAAAGCGAACAATTTTAGTGTGACAGAAACAGATGTAGCACTATGTCTCAATGGTCTAGTGCCATCAACACAGTCACATCATGCCCAAATATTTATTGCTGAACCACAACCAATAATTTTTGAGAACTCCTACCGTGATGACCCAAGAGTAGGAAAAGATATTTGCCATACCTTGCCCGCAAAAATGGGATTAGGTGGTGGGAATACACCAATGATTGCCGAATCATACAAACAACGTTTAGATGTCCGGCGGCTCACACCCCTTGAATGTGAACGGTTAATGGGCTGGCCTGACGATCATACCCGTTGGACAGCAGACGGTAAAGAACAAGCAGACACAAACCGCTATAAACAGTGCGGTAATGGTGTAGCGTCACCCGTAGCACGCTGGGTAGGCGAACAATTACGACCCGTACTGGAGATAAAATGAACCAACTATCGCCCGAGGAGCAACGATTCGTGGACAAAACAGTTGAAGTCATCTATTACGCAGGGCTTACGGCGACGTGTGTTGCGATCCTGTGGTGGATCATCGGCAAAATCACAAAGTTGTGAGTATGTTTGAACTCATACGAGAAAAAGCATTGTGCGCGCATTGCCGTAAACCAGTGACAAAAAACGATTTAGTCATGTGGGTTGATGATGTAGAACCCTTTGAGATTTATTTAGTTCATCGAACGGTGGTCAACAGTAAATGTGACCCAGCAATCACCAAATTCTTGAATGACCTATACCCCGACCGCCAAGAATTAACTGAACACATTGACACCGTCTTAGAAATGTACGAAGACAGACTGAAAAAAAACGAACAGTCATAACACCAGCGTGTCGGTACAATTACGAAATAACCGAGTCAGGTGCAGAACCCGACCCGAACCGATCCCCATCAGGCTCGACCTTGATCTGAGCTATGACATCAGCCTGGCTAACCAGCGACACAGGATTAAGTAGGCGCAAAGTCTGCCGAACATACCGATCATTCGTATGGCCAAGCCACTTGGCGATCACCGGGATAGGCACACCACGCTCAAATTGCCTACGGACAGCCCAACGCCGCATATCTTGCACCGTGAGCCGACGACCAACAGCACCCGAAGCGACATCATTGATCGTCTCAGTCGCGTGCTTAGAACCGAACGTCCCGCCGAGCGTAGTAGTCGCAGCGAAGACCGCTGTCAGACCAAGCGTCAACACTTCAAGCCGACCGTCCACCGGGATCTCGCGCCTGTTACCTCGACGAGAACGCACCGTGACCAGCGTCTTCCCTTCCCATGTGCGAACATCCGTCTTACGAATTCGGAGAGCTTCAGCACAGTCACAGCCACCCCAGGCGACCATTGCAGCGAGCCATTCCCAACGAGGCCCACGCTGAGAGAACGCAACCATAACCTTGACCATCTCATCATCAGACGGCACAGTCGAACTGTCAAGCACGATGACACGCTTCGGCATCTTGACCGAATGCAGACCGTGAACCTTAAGCACGCCAGCATCGACCAGTGCATCCATCCACTTAGCGACCCCACAAACACGCGACGCAACCGACGTAGACGTATACCGAGAAGCCATCCAATCCACAAACAGTTGAGCGTTCACCGCCGTGCAATCAAGAGGATGGATATCAACCAAAGCGCACCACTTCTGCCAGGTGACAATGTCCTTCTTATACCGTTTACGAGTATGAATCGAGGAATAACCCCCAAGGTGATGAGCTGTAACAGAGCGAACAGAAGCCATAAACAATGTTTACCACACATAATCGTAATTATCTGCACGCAAAGCACGCTGTCGGGCCATATCTGCGAAAATATTTTGCGATCATGCACGCTGTTATCCCACACCCAGCGCATTTTGGGGTTTGCCGTTCGACCATAGTCGGCTGCCACGCTTGACCGGGCGACGTATTCGGCAACAAAACACCCCAAACGCCCGCACCTACGACACCCCGCCGATATTGTCATGACGAAATAGACACAACAAAAAACCCGCACCATATCGGCGCGGGTCTTTCGTTCTCGGTATGTCGGCGCGCCTATTCAATGACACCCCGCGCGCCGAGTCCGTACGCATGAATGACCGCCACCAACTCGCGCGCCGAATGTGCAGCGGGACGATCAAGCACAAACCAACGACCACCCCCGCCCCCGATCCGCTCAAGCCACAACGACCAACCGCCTGCCGTAGAGCCATATCGCCAACGGTAACCCGCAACCAGGGGAAGCCCCCGCGCGACAATCGGCAAACAACCAGCCCCGCACCTATGGCCTAATGGATCAAGCCCGACACAAGGCAAACGATCTACGCGCTCAGACATGACAGACCACAATTACCACAACAAACCACATGACCAAACACGCCAAACCAATCACAACGCCACCAGCCCGCGACGAACCCGAACCGCAACCGCAGAACCCAATCGCCCCGCCGTCTTGCCGTTGTTCTTGCCCCCATGTAATAGGAAGGTGACACCGCGAACCTGCCCGCCTGGCAAACAAACACCGCAAGCAACGCAAGCCCCAACACCCAACCCGCCACGAACCGCCGACGACCGCCGACCATCCAACCCGACAACATGAGCGGAAACATCGACACCATCCCGCGCCCACTTGCCCGACGCTGGACACTCAACCGCCGACGGTACAGGAGCAACCGCCAAAGCGCGCGCCCAAAGTTCTACGGCGTGAGTCTGATTATCGGCAAGCATTGCCAACGGCAAACCAAGCCGACTACCCGCCCGCGCCATTTTGACAACGTTGAAAGAATCAGCCGAAAGAAACACCCGCAAATTATCGGGAGCAGGTAGCAGGCTCTTCACCTTGACCGCGTCCCGCGTGTAGATCCAATGATCTACCGATGAAGTCGCAACAACCGCAGAACGCATCGCGCGCCCGTACCAGGTCGCGAAAATATCACCGCCCGAATGCCAACGGAAACACGGCGAAGCAACACCGCGCGCCCGTTGCTGGTTCTCGGAATGTTGAACACACGCAACCAACGCCGACACAACCGCCGACAGTCCCGCGCATTCTTTTATATGGTGAAGGTTCGCCAAGTTGACCGAAGCACCACGAGCAAACGCGCCGTACAAGCTTTCAAGGTTTGCTGCGTAACAATCGACACACGCCGAGGTTGTGGCATCACAAGACCCGCCCGCATTTATTGGGCCAACCGGGAGCGGAAAAGCATTCGGAACTAACGCCTTAGCCGAACCCTTGAAAGGTATATCTACTATAGGCGAGGTCTTCGCGTCGTTGTGGAGCATGAACCGCAACGACAAACCGCAACGACACAACACAACAACACCGCCCCCAGGCGACGCGGTAACGGTAGGTAAACGATCTTTGCGCATAAATTCCCCTTACATATAAAAAGCCCGCCCCCATTGGGCGAGCAGTACGCGGTCAGGAATCGAACCCAACAACCCCCCAACGGGGCGCGCGGTAACCGTTAAAACTGCAAAGGATGGAAAGTATCAACCCCAAACAAAGTGAGCGCGAAATAATTCTCACCATCGGGCAGAATCGCGTCGTTAATGTTCAGATAATCGCCATCAGGTGACCCAATCAAAACCTGAGTTGAATTATCCAAACCATCAAGCCAACGGCGCAACTCGCCCACCGTTAAAATGCCATTGTCTCGCGCGTCCTGTAGCCGTAAATCCATCTCACTATCTAACCGCTGACACTCGGCGCACTCATGCCCGCAAACATGAAACCCATAACGACTCATGACCAACCCCCTACATACCTAGACCCGCGATAGCCACCATTTAGAAAAGCCTGATTCAACCAAATACGCGCTTGATATTCCATAGTCCGACCGACAACCGCATCTAACAAACGAACACAACGACCCGAACCATACGGAATATCTAAATGATCCCGCACCGCTTCACTCGTCCCGCCGTATTCCATCTCATTTATATATACGGACTCAATCGCACAATTTACGCAACGATCACAAAACCCGAAAGCATCCACAGCCCCGCAGATATCGCAATCACCGCGCCATATCTCCCACGACTCCGCCAACGCCTGAGCGCATAGAAGCGCGTGATGATCCACTACCGATTCAGTAAACGACCGCATCAGATGACCCCCCAACCGCTCAAAGTCTCAGCAACAAAATCGACCAACTCATCCATGGTCAACGGCGGAAAACTCTCGTCATTCAAATATGCCATGCGGTCAGCCTCGCAACTCGTCTCATAATCTGAGTAGTAACCGAGCATGGCAAAACGATCACGACCAATCCGAACCACCGACGCGTCACGAGTCAACATGACATAAGCAGTCTTCGGATCGTTCAGATCAACATCACGAAGAACACACGCGACCAACGCGTCACAACCCCCGCCCGTCTGTTCAAGTTCCCACGACAAACCCGTCGCATGGAGTAGCCGATCTATCTGCTCATCTATCGCGTCAAAGTATGCGCTCATGATTCACCGCCAGCACTCAACAATTTGACAACATCAAAAGCAACCCGCAAAGAAACGCCGTAACGATCACGAACCCAATAGATACGATTCTCAGCGTCAAGCTCTGACAACGTTTCTAGATCAGACGGTGGCAAAGACCACGCCAACCGCTTGGCACTATTAGAAATATCTCCGAACATAATTAACCCCTATCAAATAAGGCCCGAAATGAGCCGAGAACCCGCACGAGTTCACCCCTACATTATGCGCACACTCTCAGCCGAATGTCAAGTGTTAACCCCGCCAATATCGGGACGACCGAAACCGGGACGACCAACCCGCGGAAATTCGGAGCAAGTCGCGCCACAATCGACAGCCCTAGTCGGCAAGCACGCTTACCGCGTCGCGATGGTGGCAACCGAGGAACGAGGACGCCAGCCCTACGCCTACCCCATCGCCAACCGACTGACCGAGCAGACCCAACGCCTAGACCGTACCCCTAGACCGTGTGACTAGACGGCAAGACTATACCGACGGTTCAATGCCCCACCACCTACCAGGAGCCATGCCCGCCACCGTCCACCCCCACCCCACGCCCACTGGGGGGCCCCACCCCCCCCTACCAATTCACTCTCCCGTATTTTTTGACCTTTTCCAAAGGTGTGTCCTTGCCGGGGGCTTGGCGTCTTCGACGTTGGAAGGTCAACTGATGGAAGGTCAAGGTCAAGGGCTTCCGCCGTTGGCGGCTAACGCCTCTCCATCGCCAGCGTGGCTGTCGAAGAGAGTTGTTGTCATCCGTGTGTTGTCACATCGGTGACTTTAACTTTGCTTCAGACCTTTCGGTCTGCCCCAATGCCCTACCGTTGGCGGCCCTACACCGTACCAACACCCGAACCTTAACGATGTTCACTCGTTTTCATATATTAACTACCTACCCACGGCTTACTAGCTGGCATCCGATTCGACTGTCGGCTTGACTCTATGCATGGGATCCGAACCCCCTTTCAGGTCACGTTGTCCCTACGCTCCTGGTTAGACAGGCTTACTACGGGCGAGTTCCGCTGGTGTGTCATCCCGACATGACCAGCTTCGTAAGTTCGGTGACATGACAATAGCACGAGGATGTTTGGTGATAGTGTCAGTTTTTGTAACAGGACAAAGTCTTTTAGATATTTGTTTTTAGATATGGAGAATTATGGCCACCGTCGATGATGTGATGAAGACTGTTATCAGATTAGGTAACGATGCTCTTGTCGCTCAAGCCCGATTTGCGTTAGAAAGTGCCGGGATTTTCCTAACTCCTGATATGTGTAAGGCAGCTTTCTGTGCAGCAGCGCACATTGTTGAGCTTGCAGAGCGTTCATATGACGTAAACTCGTTGACAGCAAGCGAAATGGTTGCCACACAGTCGGTTGGTTCGCTCGCAATGCAGATTTGGGCCACCCTTCATGACTTGACATCGGGCAAAGATTTGATATGACGATGAGAAAAGCGTTTGATGACGCAGATGACATCCTTGAAGGTATCAAAGGTCGCCGCCCCACCCAGGCTAAGTCCACTCGTGTGGTCGAAAACATGGATGAGATCGTCGTTATTTCTAAAGGCGAGGCTCAACAAGCCAAACGGGCGCACCGTGCAGCCGACATTGAAGAAGTTCGGGTCAAAAAGGTGCTGGAAAAAGAAGAAAGACGTAAGTCTGCCGAACAATTGAAGGTTTTAGGGCAAGATCTGCTCGCTTCGGGGGTCGCTAGTCGGGAAATACTCCCCAAATTGGCGCAAGCCATCATTGTTGACCTCGGTTTACGCCTGGTTAGCAACGAATGGGAGATCAAGTCTGCCGAAGAAGCCACAAAGGTAGCAAAAATTTGGTATGACATCCTCAGGTTGGAGTCAGGACAAGCAACAACGATCAACGAGAACCGTACCGGGAACCCCGAAGACCGTTTGTCACGCTTAGAAGAGTTAAGATCAGAAGCGAAAGCTCGTGTCGAAGCAGGCTTGCGAGCAATAGGGGATGGAAACAACGGATGACAACTAAACCTGAGCGTTTATTAACACAGAACAGCGAGTTACGCAAGGTAGGTGTGTGGAACTGGACGCTCCCAGCGCACACTCTGAAACTTACGGACGGCTCCTGGTTCAACACTTGCCCTAACGCTGGTGCTTGTGGCCGTGTTTGCTACGCCAAAATGGGAACATACCTGTTCTCTAACGTGCGCCGTCGCCACCTACAAAACCTTGAGTATGTGTTGTACAACGAAAATTGGTGGCAAGAAATGGCTATCGAATTAGATCACAAACGATTCTTGCCAATAAACAAACCACATGATCTTCCCCACGATGAAAACGATCAATGGTTGCACCAATGGGTCTTGAGTGGTGGACGAGCTGTCCGAATCCACGATGCAGGCGATTTCTTTAGTGCTGAGTACCTTGCCGACTGGATTGACATTGCTTACGAACATGACCACGTTTTGTTCTATGCGTACACCAAAGAAGTAGAAATGTTTCAGAAAATTGACTACATTCCAAAAAATTTTCGTATTGCGTTCTCATACGGTGGCAAACAAGACCATCTCATTAACCGGGAACGAGATCGACACGCCGATGTCTTTCCCACTAAAGAAGCATTAGAAGCAGCGGGATACTTTGACCAGTCAGACAATGACCTACTTGCCGTCGTTGCACCAAGCAACAAGATCGGAATCGTGGCTAACAACCTGCCAGTCGCTAACAAGCGGTTTGCGGGTCGCACCATGAGCGAACTATGAACTTCCTGTCAGATGACGAGTTTGGTCAACTTACTGGGTCAGAACAAGACGAATACTTACGTTTACTAGAGATCGACCTACAAGCGTGGAAACTGACAGGTAACAAACGCCAGGAGAAAGCCCACGCCCTAGTAAAGAAAGTTGACTGGTTACTTTACGGTGGTGCAGCTGGTGGTGGCAAATCCGAACTACTTGCCTACCATGCACACGAACTATCAGAGAAATACCCCGGTCACCGCACACTCCTAGTACGAACCGCACTCCCCGAGCTACGACGATCACTCATTATTCGATCCCAAGTCCGATACGCCCAACTAAACGTGGATGCAGCCCTACGATCCATTGACAACGTCAAAGCCTGGTGGTACGGCAACGGATCAGTAATCGAATACGGATTCTGCGCCCGTGACGAAGATGTTGGACAATATATGTCTGCCGAGTACGACTTCATCGGTTTTGACGAAGCAACCCAGTTCACCCCCTACCAAATGCTCATGATGTCAGGCCGACTACGAACAAGCCGAAAAATGACTGCATTAGGCGTAAGAACCCACGTTATGTTCGCAACGAACCCTGGCGACCGTGGACACACATTTCTATACAAAATGCTGGTACAACCCACCCAACACGGCAAATACGCTGTTGTCTACGATGTACGCGACGGATTTGAAAACCCTGACGTAGTACGCCGAGTTGAACTCCCCGACGACCCAGCAGAGATAGACAAACTAGAAATACCCCACGACCCCACCGATCACCTCATCGTCGCGTTCGTACCATCAACCGTGGACGACAACCCCCACATTGACCCCACATACCGCAAACACCTATCTATGCTTCCCGAAACAGAACGCAAACAAAAACTGTTAGGCGACTGGGATACTTTCACCGGGCAATACTTCTCCGAATTCAACCGAGACATCCACGTCATACCACCATTTGAAATTCCGCCCGAATGGCCACGCTACCGAGGAATTGACTTTGGTACAGCAAACCCTTATTGCTGCCTGTGGGGAGCCTGGAACCCAGCCGACGGAACCTGCTACGTCTACCGAGAGGCATACCAAAAAAACCTCACCGCAGCACAACAAGCCATGCAAATCAAAGAAATGTCCAAAACCAGCGACGGCCACAACGAACGAATCACCGCCACCGTCATCGACCCATCCACATACAGCAACGTCCAAGGCTTAGGACAAACAGTCGCAGGCGTATACAACTCACTAGGAGTCTCCACCAGTCGAGCCAAAAACGCCCGTATCTCAGGCTGGCAAAACGTCCACCGCTACCTGCAACCAGGCGTTATCAATGATGAGCCAAAATTAAAAATTTTCTCTACTTGCGAGCATCTACTCCGCACCCTGCCCGCGATGCGCCACGACAAAACAAAAATTGAAGATGTTGACACCGACGACGAAGACCATGCAGTTGACGCGCTCCGATATCTGCTAGCCTGCCGTCCGTACAATGAAATCACCCGCAAACATAAGCACGCCACCTATGATGCGGAAGGCAGAGTACAAAGGTTCATGGAGAAGTTGGACAAAACAAAAAAGCGGAGATGGTAATGAGAATCGTTGATAACTACAATTATTTGCCAGGATGCTGTTGGATCTGTCGAGGGGTCGCTAAACCGATCATTGACATGGAACTAGACCTAGACGGACATAACAGTCCCGAAGACGCAAACCCATCAGCAATCACACGGTTATATATCTGTGCCGACTGTGCATTAGAACTAGCTCGCATGGTTGCACCAGCCCGTGCAATCTCCATGCACCGCTACGGAGAATTAGAAGCAATGACCAAACTTGCCACCGAAATGGGTGAACGAGCAGAAATAGCAGAAGAACGCCTTGCCTTAATCGCAGGAGCAATTGTGGGTGTAGACTCACAACCTGTAGAGCAGGCAGGCCCTACAAGTCAACTCGACGAGGATGATCCGCAACCAGGCTCCGCACGGCCCGATGTAGTTGGATCACCCCTTTCCAACAAGCGTGGTCGTCCTCGTCGGGAAGACACCCCCAAACCCGAAATAGATACTGATTTTGTTGGTGACCTGTGATATTCGCAGCGTTCAGCCTCGTCGCCCTACTGGGCATTGTCCTGTTGTTACTACGCGAGAACCGTAGATTGACTAATCTATTGTTGGCAAAGAATCCATCAGCAGCTATCGCCGCCGAAAAGTTCTCTAAGTCAACAAAGAAAGAACAAGTCGATCCGAAGTCACGCACATCGTGGCAATCACCAACTGAAGGCGTAGGGCCATGAAAGCCTGGGAACCACCCAAACCACAAGATGTCATAGACCTATGGAACAAAGCCGACCGTTATCTGTTAAAAGAACGCCGGGACTACTGGATGAACGCATCCTACAACAGCGGTCAACAATGGATTTGGTGGGATCAGACCCGCAACATCGTGCAAGAACTGGACTACGCCAACGACAACGAACGGTACACCCGCATCACCGTAGACAAGTTTGGCCCTCGCACAACAAACCTTCTATCCCGAATGACACGCTCCCCACTTGTATGGGAAGTTGAACCATCAGGAACCGATGACGCATCAGCCCGTCGCCAACGCTTACAAGAACAACTACTTCTATCGGAAGCCCAAGAACAAGACTGGGCAGACATCCGCGAAGAACACCTTCTTCAAACCCTTTATGGTGGATCGGCAGCCGTATCGGTTGAATGGGATCCTCAATTAGGCAAGGTTGTTGCCACCGATCCCGTGACTTCTATCCCAATCCCTGCTGGTGGTGTACGCCTTACACCTCTCGGTATCAGCGAATTCTGTTTAGAACCAGGTTCACCATCCGTTGATGACGCTCGCTACTGGATCAAATGTGTTGCGCTACCCCCTGAGCAGGTTAAAGAACGCTACGATCTTGACTGGGAACCCGCACCTGACGCAGAAGCATCATTGTCATCACGCCACCGCACATTGCTGTCGCGTCGACCACAAGGTCAACCGCCCCGCCTAACCCTTGTTTACTGCTACTACGAACGCCCAACTACCCGCACCCCTGGATGTGTAGTTCACGTTGTGAATAACAAGCAGGTATACGCCTACGGAGACGGTCAAGGCTGGCCGTTCCCGTTCACACACCTCAACATCGCTATCGGTATTCAACGCAAAATTCCTCGCACATGGGTCGGAAACACCCTTCTTACCCCGGCACGAGATATCCAATACGCCTACAACCGTGCGCGTTCAACCATCCTTGAACATATGCGTAAAGCTGCTAACGCTCGACTTATGGTTCCCGCAGGATCAATTGAAGACTCCGACACCATTACGACCGACCCAGCCGATGTACTTGAATACAACGCCGAACTAGGCGAACCGCATTGGCAGTCAGCACCCGAAGTCCCCCGCTGGATCAGTAACGAGGCAGCACAACTAGAAGCTGAATTGGACGACATCTTTTTCACTCATGCTGTAACTCGTGGTCAAGCCCCTGGTGACCGTAACTCAGGACTTGCTTTATCGGTATTGGCTGAAAAGGACGACACCCCGTTAGCACCAATGGCACGCAACCAGTCTGCTGTTTGGGCGCGTCTTGGACAGATGACTTTACAGATGTACCGTACCTACGCCCAGCAGTCAGGCATGGTGCGCTCACAAACGATTACCACCCAGCAAGGCTCAACCGTTCAATTTGAATGGACAGCCGAAGACATTGATGAATTCCCTCAAGTCAAAGTCCCGTTAGACGCGACAGCACCACGATCCAAGATTGCCACCCAGTCAGTTATTACTTCGCTGGCACAAACATTCCCGGCAGCGTTTCAAAACATTGACGGCCCAAGCCTGTCAAGAATGCTTGATCTTCCCGACCCTAAAGGTTTCTTAGCATCATCCGACCCCGATGTCGCCAAAGCCGAATGGGAAAACGGACTACTTATGCAAGCCACACCTGTTATGCCAGCCGATTTTGACGACCACGCCAAACACATCGCACAGCACAACCGTGAACGCAAATCCCCTGCATACGAACTTGCGACACCCGATGTCCGTCAAGCAATTGATGTTCACGTCCAAGCCCACCAAAAGCTTGCAGCCGACGAAGCAGCAGCTCAACTCGCCCAACAGCAACAGATGCCGGGATCAGAAACGCTCCCGCAAGCCAATGAAGCACCTGGCTCATTGGTTCCACAAGCACAAACAGGACAGCCAGGACAACCACAGGAGACACCCCCACAATGAGCGATTTCAACCCCGAAGGTGTAGTGGATACTGCACCAGTAGAAGGTTCAGAAACTACCAATGATGTCAATTGGGAAGATAAGTACCGATCAGAAGTAGCAGACCGTGTAAAAGAACGCGAACGCTACAAGCCAATCGCACAAACTTTCGCCAAAATGCACCCCGACGACGCTCGTGCCGTACAAGAATTTGCTAACGCTTTCGCATCAGGAGACACCGATACCGCTGTTCGATGGATGGTAGACAACGCCAAAACCCTGGCAGGGGAACGCTTTGACACTTTTATCAGCCCACAAGCACAAGCTGCCATTGGCCAGCAAGCAGTTCAAGAAGGCTATCAAGCAGGACTAACCCCCGATCAGGTTGAACAACTCGTCGAACAACGGATGAACCAGTACGCCCAAGCACAAGTACAAACACAATACGAACGCCAAATTGAGGAGACGCTCGCAGAACATGGACTTCAACCTGATACGCCTTTGGCAACCGCAGCAATCGTCGCAGCTTCCCGCCGACCCGACCTTGACCTTTCCATGGCAATTTGGGAAATGGAAGAACAAGTTCTATCCCAAGCGCAGCAGATCGCAGCAAAGCGTTCAGAGGCAGGTAGCCAAATGGGGACACCCATCATCAATGGGCAAGCCTCAACCAACCTCGCAGGACAAAACTTGAGTCCTCGTGAACGAGCTATGGCACGACTGCAACAAAACGGTTTGAACTAGCTATTTGACAAACAGATGTTGTAGTGGTGTAGCATTACTTCTGTACCTCGGACGAGGCGCACCACATACAACCACATAACATCGGAAGATGCAAGGCAACGCTGGATGGCGTGAACCATTGACAAGGTTGTGAACCCCCACATTCACTCACCCTCTTAAAGGAAACCCACCATGCCCGCAACACTCTCAACCGTTGATGCCATCCTCAAGGATGACTACAAGGAATATCTCGACAACCTCAATGATGCGAACTTCATTCTTTCGCAAGTTGAAACCCGCAAAGACACCGTCCAGGGTCGTATTGCCCGCCACGCCGTCCACCTCGGACGCTCAAGTGGTGTCGGCGCACGAGCCGAAAACGCAACACTTCCAACCGCAGGAAACCAGGCTTTCGCAACCGTCCCGGTTCCCGTTCGTTACGTCTACGGACGCATCCAGCTTTCAGGCCCAACCATCAAGCAGGCAGTTACCGACCGTGGTGCTTTCATTGATGCTTTGGATGCCGAAATGGAAGGCATTAAGAAGGACGCGATGAAGGATGTCAACCGTCAGTTGTGGGGTACGTCAAACGGCGTTATCGCACAATGTGGTACGACCACGGCAGCAACTACTGTTGTCTTGGCTTCAACCACAGGTACGACCGCACTCCGTCAGTTGTTCTTTGATGGTGGCATGGTTGTTGACATCGGAACCGTCGCATCCCCGACGACCATTGCATCAGCTCGTACCATCAGCTCGGTCGACGAAACCAACAAGACCATCGCCATCTCAGGTGCAGCAGTCACGACCACTTCAAGCCACTACGTTTTCCGTAGCGGTGCAGGTGGAGCGTCCAGCAACACAGGTCAGCCTGGCGACGGACAGATCGAATTGACTGGTCTTCAGACCATCGTTGACGACACCGCAGTCCTGCACACAATCAACCCTTCGTCACAACCGAAGTGGAAGTCCTATGTGAACAGCAACTCGGGAACCAACCGTTCCATCACCGAAACCCTCATCACAGGCTCCATCATGAAGACCTTGACCAACTCGGGCAAGAAGCCTTCGTTGTTGGTTTCGGCTGAAGGTGTCAACTTGGCCATCTCCAACTTGTTGCTCTCATTGAAGCGCAACATGGAGCAGACCTCGTTGAAGGGTGGCTACGCAGGTATCCAGTTCTACAGCCCGTCTGTCAGCGGCAAGGGCGACGAACGCCCGACCGCCTTGTACGCAGACTTCGACTGCCCGAACAACCGCCTGTACGGCATCAACCCTGAAGTCTTGACCTACCACCAGGTTGGCGACGGATTCCAGTTCATGGACTTGGACGGTGCAGTAATGAACCGTAAGCCCGACGTTGATGCCTACGAAGCAACCATGTACGCCTACGGCGAACTTGCTTGCAAGCAGCGCAACGCCCACTTCGTCATCAAGGACATCACCGAGGTGAGCATCTGATGGCAGCTTCAGTCAGTATTACATCTGGCCCTGAAGTTCCAGGTTCGCGTAAAGAAGTCATTGGTGTTATCACTTTTGACAGTTCGTACGCTACTGGTGGTGAAGAAGTCACTTTGG